AGCTAGTATCAACAACAACTTTTAAAATCATCCTCAAAATCTTCTTTCTTCTTTAATAAATTCATCTGAAGTAACTTCTTCTTTTTTGGATAAATCAATATTTTTAAAATGCTTCATAAACTTTTTTTTCTTTTCGAGAAGTTCTTTTTTAATAAGGTCATCATCTTTTTTAATTAAATATAAATTTCCGTTACTATCTGGTTTCACGATAAAAATAGTTCCTTTCGATATTTTAAGTTGCTCTCTTATTTCTTGTGGCAATCGTATGGATTCCCTTGAGTCGACGATAACTTCATATTCTTCTAGGTTTTTAACTGCATTCACTTAAAACCTCCTATATTTTCAGTAGGTTAAATACTGCTTTATTATATATCAAAATAATGGAATTGTCAATAATATTTATGACAAAATATTTAATGACATTAAAAATAATGACATTTTATAAAATTTGAGATAATTTTATTCAAGATTAAAAATCTAGCAATATTGTTTTTCTTATGTTCTGCATGGATAAATCAATTTTTTAAATGTGGATAACTCAAAATTTATGCAGCTTGCATAAAATATAGATTAAACTTATGCAACTTGCATATAAATAAGTCTTTACAAAATCTGCCATCCGTGATTACTTACGGAGGGTTCCAGTGGACTTTGATAAACAACTATTAAATTTAGAACATGAAATATATAGAAATAGTTTTGCGCCTTTTGTCAAAAATACTGTTCCGAATTATATAGATGGCTATTATTTAAATGACTATTTTTTTCAAATCCAACAATTTTATGATGATGTATTACAAGGAAAATCCCCTCGTTTAATTATTAATATGCCACCACGTCACTTAAAAAGCGAGACGGCAACAATTAGGCTTCCTCTTTTTGCAATGCTTAATAATCCACGTTTTGAAGTGATTATTGCTAGTGCAAATCAAGATCTATCAAATAAATTTTCGAGAATTTCAAGAGACCTTGTTGAGCATGATTATATAAAAAAATATTGGAATAATATTTCAGTAAATAAAAAATTAAAATCTGTAAAAGAATGGGGCTTAAGTAACGGATCAGTTTTAAAAGCTGTAGGAATTGGCGGACAAACTAACGGATATGGCGGCAATATTGTCATCTTAGATGACCCGATTAAATCATTAAGCGAGGCATTATCAAAAAATAAAAAAGATGATCAATATAATTGGCTGCAAACGGTTTTGTCACGAAGGCTCGCACCTGGTGGCGGAATTATTATTGTACTTACTCGCTGGGCAGAAGATGATGTCGCTGGCCGTTTAATAAAAGAATTTGGCGACCGTTGGAAAGTTGTGAAATATAAAGCGATAGCTGAGGAAGATGAAAGCTTTAGAAAAATAGGCGAAACCTTACATCCTACGCGTTTTAAATTGCAAGAAATGCTCGAAACTAAAAATTCGATGGCTCCTGAACATTGGCAAGCTTTGTATCAACAAAACCCAAGATTGCTTGAAGGGAATTTATTTAAAAAATATTATTTTGATAATAATCGCTATCATCCTTCACAACTTCCAAAAGAATTTGATTATATTTTTTCATCATGGGATTTTCCTTTCAAAAAGAATGCAACATCTGATTTTGTTGCTGGACTTACTTTTGGAATGAAAAGAAATAAAGCTTTTCTTCTTAATATTATCAATAAAAGATTAGGATTTATAGATACTGTTAATGTAGTTCTAGATGAATATTATAAATACAAAACCAATGCAATTGTAATTGAAGCAAAAGCAAATGGAGAAGCAGTTGCCGATGCAATAAAAGATAAAGTTACTGGCATAATCATGGTAAATCCATGTGAAGATAAAGTAACAAGAGGCAATGCTATTACATCAAATTTAGAAGCTGGTGATGTTCTTTTTCCAACTGAAGAAGATTTGCCTGAAATGCTTGTTCTTACTGATCAAGCGTTAGGCTTTCCAAGAGCAGCAAAAGACGATCTTGTTGATGCCTTAACACAAGCCATAAGTCATGCGTTTCAAAAATTTCAAACAATATTAATTCCAACAAATTTTAATTTAGATATTGAATCTTTATATTATAAGAGTGAATTTACTTATGATTTCTGAAGAAAAAGAGGAAATAATAGAAAAAAAAGAAAGCTATATTGAGCTAGGAGAAACTGGCCTGCTTCAAAGCTGTGGTTATATATATGAAGATTTTATCCCAGAATTAAGATCGGAAAATAAAGCACACATTTTTGATGAGATGAGAAAAGGCGATATTTTTAGCCCAAGTATTCATTTATTAAATCAATTACTAATGAATATAAAATGGAAAATGGAAGTAAATAAATCACCTAGAGAAGCGGATCTTTGTTGGTCAATGTTTGAAGATATGGAAAAACCATTTCAGCAATGCCTTGAAGATTTTATCACATTTATTCCATTTGGTTTTAGTCTATGTGAAAAAATTTGGAAAAAAAGATTGGGATGTAATGTTGAAGACAAAAGATTTTATTCAAAAAATAATCATAAAGATGGTTTGATTGCTCCAAGAAAACTTCCCTTGCGTTCGCAAAAAACAATTCATAAATGGGAATTTGACAGATATGGAACTATTCTAGGGGCTTATCAAATTAGCCCATTTAATGGAAAAGAAATATATATACCAATTGAAAAACTATTGCATTTCAGAACTACGACAGAGGGTGATAACCCTGAAGGTTTATCAATTATGCGTGGTTCTTACGATAATTATCAAATAGTCAAAAAATTAAAAAGAATAGAAGCCATTGGCGTTGAAAAAGATTTTGTGGGCGTTCCTGTTTTGCGTATTCCTGCAAAAATCATGGCAAGCGATGCCTCAGACAAAGAAAAAGAACTTTGTGCAGGACTTAAAAAACAAGGTGCAAATGTAAAGAAAAACACTCAATCCGTTCACGTGTTACCTTCTGATACAGATGAAAAAGGAAAATATATATATGATATGCAACTACTTCAATCTGGGGGACAACGTTTAGTTGATACAAATATAATAATAGAACGTTACGAATCAAACATGGCAATTCAAATGCTCACAGATTTTTTATTTATGGGAGCTAAAAAAGCAGGTGGTACATACAACCTAGCCGAAGTAAAAATAGAATTATTCGTACAATCTCTTGAACATTATTTAGATGTAATAGAAACGGTTTTAAATGACTCTTTAATACCTGATATATATGATAAAAATGGATGGGATAAAACAAATATCTGTAAATTAAAACATGGTGCAGTTGATACATTAAATTTTGAAAAATTTGCAAATGGCGTGATGAAACTTGCACAAGTAGGAATTATTACCAACGAAAAGAAAGTTGAAAAAGAAGCAAGAAGACGTTGTAATATTGCGCAAATAGATGAGATAGAGGAGAAAATATGCTGACTGCTGATTTTCTCATGTCAAAAATGGAAAGAGAATATAAAGAATTATTTCTTGATGTTGTTTCACATGTTAAGCAAGAAATAGATTTCAATGATATTGTTCAAGCCATAGAAGATAAAAATTTAAATAAGCTTACTAAAGCAACACGATTCGATGATTTTAAAAATTATTTATCTCAATTTAAACCTTTAATATTAAACACTATCAATCTAGCTGCTGAAAATACAGAAAAAAAGAGAAAAGTTATTTTAGATCTAGATCGTGAAATTGTTTCAAAAGAATTAAAGCTTATAGATAAACATTTTATTGATAATATAACCAATCAACAAAAAGAAAATATCGAAAATATTTTAAGAGAAGGTCTTGACCAGCAATTATCATATAAATATATAGCAAAAAAAATAGAAAATAATATTGGCTTGAATAGGGTTCAAGTTGAGGCATTAAATAAACTGGAAAAGAATTTAATATCTAATAATACTAGTCAAAATGTGATTACAAAAATATTAGAAAATAAAGCAAAAACAATGCTTAAAATTAGAAGCGAAAATATAGCACTCACAGAATCGGCAAGAGCTGTTTCTTATGGTCGTTATTTAATGCAACAACAAATGTATGAAGATGGCGATATTTCAGCAAATACAATTCAAAAATGGTTGACCGCACGGGATGAAAGACAATGTCATTTGTGCGGAAGTTTAAATAATGTGGAAGCAAAAATGAATGAAAATTTTATTGCTAGCAGCGGATTTTCTGCAAGGTCTCCAATTTTGCATAACGGTTGCCGCTGCATAGTTATTATTTTAATCTGAAAGGAAAAAAAATGGATTATTTTAGTTACGTTACAAAATCAATAGATGTAAGCGACGATTTTAAATATATTACTGGCCTAATTATTCAACCTAATGTTGTAGATTATGAAGGTCATTATTTTACAGAGCAAGCAATAGAAAAAGCAGCTAATGATTTTTTAAAAGAAAAAAAACTACAGATTGGAAAAAATCACTACAAAATATCAGATGACTTATCAATGGTTCAATCAAGAGTTTTAGAAAATGAAGAGATATTTAATGATGTAGTAATTAAAAAAGGCTCTTGGGTTGGAAAATTTGAAATTCTTACTGATAAATTAAAAGATGAAATAAAAGAAGGTAAATATAACGGCTTTTCTATTGGTGGAAAAGGTGGCGGCCACAAGAAAATCAAAAAATCAAAAAACATAGATTCTAAATTTAATGAACTAACCGAAATCTCTGTATTAAAAGTAAACGAAATTTCGATAGTAGATATACCTGCTAACGAAACATATTTTTTATCGTTATCAAAAAGGAAAGATAAAATGGATTTTGAAGATATCAAAAAATCATTTTCTGAAGATAAAGATTTATTTAATAAACTTTTATCTGAATTTAATTTAACAAAAAAAGATGAAAATAAAAACGATGATGAAATAGAGCTATTAAAATCAGCTTCTCCAGCTCTTAAAGAATTTATTAAAAAACAAAATGAAAAAATGGAGAAAATAGAAAAAGCACAAAAAGAAACAAAAAGAAAGGAGTTTGAAACTAATTTTATTGAAATTAAAAAACATATGGCTATTGATGAAAGTTTAGAAGAAACTTTATTAAATATGTATTTAAATGACGATGAAAAATATATTCCAATTGAAAAAGCTTTTAAATGCGCTTTAAGTACAATTAAAAATAAAGATGATTTTGAATCTGTAGGCGCGGATAACCCAGAAGATAAAACAACAACAGATCTAGATAAATATGAAATTGAAGCAATAAAAATATTAAAATCAAAACCAAATTTAACAAAAGAGCAAGCCTATGCAATGGCTATGGATGCTAAATAAGAGGTAACAAATGACAGTTTCAGGAACAGGCTTAGATATTGGCTATTTTATTTTAGCTGAAAAAGATATTGAACAGTATAGATTTTGCAGTATTAAAGATAGAAAAATTTATAAAGCTAAACTTGGGGAAGATGCTGACGGAATTACACAAGATGATTATTACAAAGATTGTCCTGTATTAGTCCGCTATTTTGGTTTTTCTCAAATTAAATGTGGTGCTGAAATAGCTACAGGAGATTTTCTTGCTTCTGATGCGGATGGCTGCGCAATTAAAGCAATAGAAAATCAAATTGTTTTAGGAAAAGCTTTAGAAAAGGGAACAAAAGGACAAATAATTGAAGTTTACATTCAAAAAAATATTAAAGGAAAATAAAAATGGAAGTGGATATCAAAACAAAACTAAGGCTTGCAAAAGCTTTAACAAATGTATCAGTTGCATATTTACAGAAAGATGAGGAATTTTTAGCTGACAAGGTGTTTCCTTCTGTTCCTGTAGAGGAAAGAAGTGATGTATATTATCAGTTTGATTCAAGCCAATTTTTGCAATCAAACGTTGAACAAGTTGCGCCAAAAGGGCAGGCTCCAATTATTGATATTACATTAGCTTCGCCCGTTTCTTACTATTGCCCTACATTTAAATTGGGTGTTGAAATTTCAACAGAGAAAATGAGAGAAATAGATAAAGTTCAAAATGTTGAAAAAGTTGCAACAAAAACATTAGCAAGAAATTTTTTAATTAAAAGAGAAAGAGAATTTGCAAAAGCTTTTTTCACAAAAGGACTT